TTCGTGAACCTAAAGGTTCGCGTATTGAAGCCAGAGGCGTATTCGAACCGGGTTCTCTTTTTTAAGCTCTGGATCGATGACCTCGACCCTGGTGTCAAGACGAACGGAGTATTCGATAAAACCAAAGCAGTGACAAAGCGTGATAAGCATAAAAAGATGCTTATGGCTATTGATGCCAACGCTAAGGGGCGTCTTGCAAAACTTACGGCGCGACCGGATAATGACCAGTTGGCCGTATCGTTGATTGGTTCGCAGTTCGTTGCCAGTTTGGGCGTTTGGGACAAGGACGTGGACGGAAAGAAAGTTCCCGGTGGGAATTGGCTTATGTCAGCTTCGCCAAAAACCAAGGCTGTTACTGAAGTAGCGAAGCCGGTTCTAAAGCCTGCAGCGTCTTTCGTGGATGATGACGATCCGGATTTTGTACCGTTCTGAATCATATATAACCGGACCCCGGCGGTTATTGCCGGGGCGAGGATTATAGATGGAGAAAAATTATGATCGCTCAAGGCACAAAAGCTTGGCATGAAGTCCGCGTAGGTCGAGTAACCGGCAGTGTGGCTGGCGCAATCCTGGGTTTGTCCCCCTTCGCCACCCGTGCCGACACAATGCGCTCTATGGTACGCGCAGCTAAGGGAGCGCCATCGGAATTCGTAACCAATCCAGCGGTTGAGTGGGGCAAGTTCAACGAGGCTGGAGCCATCGCAGAATTCGAAATGGAGACGAGTGAGCGCGTCACCGCAGCGCCTTTCATTCCGCACGCGGAATGGTTGGGGGCCTCGCCAGATGGATTTGTCAGCGACGGTAAGCTGCTGGAGGTGAAGTGCTTATACGGCATTCGCAATGATCCCAACCCTGAGTTCAAGCAGGTTTCGGAATATCCGCATTACGTCGCGCAGATGAATATCGAGGCATATTGTGCTGACGTGCAATCGGTCTGGTTTTATCGCTGGACGCCATACGCGACGTGCTTGAAGCTGCATCATCGCGACGACGATTGGTTGAACGAAAACCTGCCGATCCTTCGTCAGTTTTGGGATGAGTATCAGGCTATCGTGGCGGATCCAGAATTGTCGGCGGAACATCTCAATGACAAGCGGGTAACGATCGATACGCCCATCGCTCACAAGATGATCGATGAATACGAGCAATTAACAGAGGCCCTAGAGCGCGCCACGGAACGCCGAAAGGAACTCCTTGCTGAGATGGTGGCTATGGCGAAAGACAAGAACGCCTTGTTTGCTGGCCGCAAGCTAACTCTGACAAAGAAAGCGGGTGCTGTTAGCTACGCGAAGGCCATCGCCCGCTACGCCCCCGATGCGGATTTAGAGCCATTCCGTGGAAAGCCCAGCGAATTTTGGGGCCTAAAGTGAGATGTTTAAACCTCGCCCCTACCAGCAAGCGGCAATTGAAGCTGCTATTGCAGAACTAAAGATTAGCATAGACCCAATTATAATTGAAGCCGCAACAGGTGCCGGCAAATCGCTACTGATCGCTTATTTAGCGGAGTGGTTGCACAAGGTTAGCGGCGGAAAAAGGGTGTTGTGCCTTGCTCCCCAGCGCGAGCTAGTAATTCAGAACGCATCTAAATATAAAGCACTAGGCGCGCCTTGCTCTATATTCTCGGCGTCCGCTGGGTCTAAATCGACACGCCATCCCGTAACATTTGGCTCACCTGGGACCGTATCCCGGTCAATCTCACGGTTTCTCAATGACTATTGCGCGATCGTTATTGATGAAGCGCATGGGATGACTCCCACTGTGAGATCCATAGTCGAGGCGATGCGCGAGGCTAACCCGCGCCTGCGCATCATTGGCACCAGCGCCACGCCCTTCAGGATGGGAACCGGCTACATCTATCGTATTGGCCCCGATGGTAGGGCGAACAGCGATGATACGTGTCGAGAACCTTTCTTCCTGAAATCGGTATATCGCATTGGCGCGCGCGAGTTGATCGACCAAGGCTTTCTGACGCGCCCGGTGATTGCGCATACTAATGCGGAGAATTACGATACGTCTGGCCTTCAGTTAAAACCCAACGGCAAGTTCGACGCGCACGACGTTGACCAAGCGTTTGTCGGCCATGGTCGGAAGACCGCCGCTATCGTTGGCGACGTGGTTGCACAAAGCCGTGACGCCAAGGGCGTTGTATTCTTCGCTGCGACCGTGCAGCACGCACAAGAGGTTCTGGCAAGCCTGCCACCCTCCATGTCGGCTATCGTGACCGGCGAAACCAAGGATCGCGAGGCGGTCCTAAAGCGGTTCGAACGCCAGCAGATCAAGTATCTGGTCAACGTCAAAGTTCTGACCACCGGCTGGGATTGCTCGCACGTCGATGTCATCGCAATTCTAATGAAGACGGAAAGTGTCGGGTTGCTTCAGCAGGTGATCGGCAGAGGATTGCGCTTGCATGAAGGCAAAACCGAAGTCCGCATTATGGATTACGGATCAAACATTACAGATCACTGTCCAGATGGCGATTTGTTCGCGCCTATAGTACGCGCGCGAGGCGCTAAAGAAGGAGGCGGCATGGTAGAGGCGCATTGCGCTTCATGCGGCTACGTGAATGAATTCAGCCGACACAAGGACGCTGAAGGCTTCGAACTCGACAAGGAGGGCTATTGCCTAGACGTGTTCGGACAGCGCGTGGAAACCGAACATGGCCCACAGCCTGGGCACTACGGGCGCCGATGCTTTGGCATGGTCCGCACTGGCGACAATGGACAGCATGAACGCTGTAACCACCGCTGGACATCGAAAGAGTGCGAGGCGTGCGGGGAAGCCAACGACATCGCAGCGCGTTATTGTACAGCGTGCAAATCAGAGCTTGTAGATCCGGCTGCGAAGCTGGCGTTTGAGTTTGAAGCGCACAAGCGCGATCCGACGGTTCCACAGACGGATTTGGTGCTATCTCTTGAAACCACCGATACCGTGTCTCGAAAAGGCGATGACATGGTGAAAGCGGTCTGGAAAACACCTCATCGCAACTTCACGACATGGCACCTGAAGAATCCGCCATACGCCAAGGGCATGCGTGATTGGGAACGGTTCGACGCTGCAACTAGGTATGGGCCGCCCGAGACGGTATCCTACGTCAAGAACCCTGAGACATCCATGTTTCGTGTTCTCGCCTTCAATCAACCCGAGGATGTGGCCGCATGACATACAAAACCTACGGCACCGCCACCAAAGAAAAGTGTCCGTCGGAAGCGGTGGAGATGAGTTCGTTTTTTAACAAGCTCCGCTCCACCTACCCCGAGCTAGGCCGCATTGCGTTGCATATCCGTAACGAAGGACTGCGCACGCATCAGCAGGTACAAAAGATGCGGCTGGATGGCGGTTTTGTGCCTGGGGCTAGTGACGTAGTAATCCCCGGCGCGCCGTCCTTCGTCATGGAGATGAAATCTCGCGCCAAGACAGCCAAGGTGTCCAAGGAGCAGGTTGCCTATCTGGAGGCGTGTGCAGCGCAAGGGGCGTTTACGTGTGTGGCGTTGGGGGCTGTGGCGGCTTGGCAGGCGCTAGAGGATTGGCGGGCCCTGTGACCCCCTTCCGCCACCCCTCCCAATGGCTCCACCTAATTCTAACCGGCCAGATCGACATGGAAGACGCCCCTGCGTCGGTTCAATCCTGGGCACGCCTGCCGATATTCCAGGGGGCGTGCGACATAATCAGATTGGACACCCCCGAACAAAGAAAGGCCGAACTCGCTAAGATTCCTCCGCGCGTTCGGCCTTGGGTTGAGGCTGAAGTAAAAAGGGTTTGGCCTATGAGGGCCGACCTACCTTAGTCCAAATAGACTTGCCATCCGAGGAAATCGCTACTTCTAGAATTACCTCGTCCTGCTTTCCACCGCGCACGATTTCCCAGTCTGGTTCATGCTGGGTGAAGCCACGGCTGCTGAAGAACCTAGATTCCTTCCTCATGGCTCGCACTTTATGAATAAAGGGCCAATTTATGGCTTTGCGCCTTGGGTATGGCGTGCCGTTGATAGTTATTGGTCTCACGCCGCCATC